AAAAAATTTTGGCTCGATCAAAGCGATTCCCTAATGTATGCAGGGAAAGCAGAAGGCCTTCTAGAAACACAGCGGGCTCGTATGCCTGCATTCTTTGAACACTCCAATGTCAATCTCCCTCAATACGCTTGAAGCATATGGTATGACCGCTAGGTCTCTGATTACTCAAGCTGATGAAACATTCCCACCCACAAATCCTGGACCCGGCGACAGTATGTCTACTATTATGTACAGGTCTGGACAACGTTCAGTCATCGACTGGATTAAACAACGTCTTGAAGAAGAACAACTTTAATTATGGCAAATCAAAGAGCCGCACAAAACACAGCACTATTTAATCAAGCTGCTGCTATCTATGGCCAAATGGGGATGGGTGTGCCAGCCTTTAGTGGTAAAGGTGGAGGTGGTAGACGTACATCATTCCTACAAAATGCAATCTCACAGGGTCAAACTATGCTGGCTCAGTACCGGCAACGTCAACTGCAACAGCAGATGATGCAAGCTCAACAAGCTCAAGCATCACGTATGGCAGCCCTGCTAAGACCACAATCCCAACCTAAAACTTTACAATCTACACTTGCAGCTGGTGATTCAGGTGTCCGTAGTCGTAGATCTCGCACCCAACAGATGGCAATGGATCAAGGAGTTCGTGCCTCTAATCAATTACAAGCTGGCCCCTACATGGGACCACAAGGCGGTCGATCCGCTACACCCTACGGTTCATCTATTAACTTAGCATAATGCACGCAAGCTCTAGATACAATCGACTGTCATCTTACCGGTCACAATTTCTAGACGAAGCGGTTGAGTGTGCGAGGTTGACTCTACCTTACCTAGTTACAAGAGACGAATCCCGTCCCTCATACAAGAATCTAAAAACACCTTGGCAAAGCGTAGGCGCCAAGTGTGTGGTGACTTTAGCAAGTAAACTTATGCTTGCATTGCTACCACCACAGACTACATTTTTTAAGTTTCAAATTCGTGACGACAAGCTTGGCGAAGAGCTGCCAGCTGAAGTGCGATCTGAACTTGATCTGAGTTTTGCTAAGATGGAACGCATGGTGATGGACAGCATCGCTGCATCCAGTGATCGTGTCACTGTTCACCAAGCTATCAAACATCTTGTTGTCGGCGGTAACGCTCTCTTGTTTATGGGTAAGGATGGTGTCAAACACTATCCACTTAACCGCTATGTCGTAGACAGAGACGGTAACGGTAACGTAGTTGAGATTGTTACAAAAGAATTAATTCACGAGGATTTGCTCCCTCAAGGTTTTGTCACAAAAATGAAAGAGCAAAACATGACCGGTGATTCCGATGGTGACTCTTACGAAAAAGAGTGTGAAGTGTTTACACACGTCCGCCTGGATGGTAACCGCTGGTTGTGGTATCAGGAAGTTAACAACACTGTGATTCCTGGTAGTGAAAGTAAAGCTCCTAAAGATGCTAGCCCCTGGCTGGTTCTTCGCTTCAATACTGTTGATGGTGAGAACTACGGTCGCGGACGAGTCTCAGAATTCTTAGGAGACTTCAAGTCACTTGACGCACTGTCACAAGCCCTGGTCGAGGGCAGCGCTGCAGCTGCTAAGGTAGTGTTCACGGTTGCCCCAAGCAGCACCACCAAGCCCCAGTCGCTCGCGGCTGCTGGCAACGGTGCTATTATTCAAGGGCGACCGGATGATATTGGTGTAGTGCAGGTTGGTAAACAAGCCGACTTTGCAACTGCTGCCAGTATGATTGGACAATACGAACGTCGATTGTTAGAAGCGTTCCTTGTTATGAACCCGCGTAATGCAGAACGCGTCACAGCTGAAGAGATTCGACTCACTCAACTCGAACTCGAATCCCAACTTGGCGGACTGTTCTCCCTTCTTACTGTAGAGTTCCTTGTACCATACCTCAACCGAAAGCTCCTGGTTCTACAACGAACTGGCGAGCTACCACGTTACCCCAAAGATATTGTTAACCCGACTATTGTTGCTGGTATTAACAGTCTTGGTCGTGGTCAGGATAGGGAATCGTTAACGATGTTCCTTGGTACAGTTGCTCAGACACTTGGACCTGAAGCATTGATGCAGTACGTTAACCCTGATGAAGCTATCAAACGTTTGGCAGCAGCACAAGGTATTGACGTTCTTAACCTCGTCAAGTCTATGGAGCAGCAACAGCAAGAACAGATGGCAGCTCAAGAACAGCAACAGCAACAGATGATGATGCAACAAGCTGGTCAAATTATGAAAGCTCCCGCACTAGATCCTAGTAAAAATGCCAACCTCCAACCGCCGCCCGAAGAGGCAGCCCCCGAAGAAGACGACCTCTCAGTCTGAGGTTAAACAAGAAGCTCCAAAAGAAGAGCCACCGTTTATCCGAAATGCTAAGGGTAAAATTACTTTTAATCGACGTATCAAAGCACCCCCATTGTAATGGCAAATACACTTCAATATGATGGTAGTCAACCTACCGAAGTTGTAGAATCACTATCTGCTGAAGAGAAAGACTCTCTAGCAATTGGTGAATCACTACAACAAGAACAACAAAACTTACTTGCTGGTAAGTATAAATCTGCTGAGGAGCTCGAACGGGGTTACCTGGAGCTTCAGAAGCGGATGGGTGAAGGACAACCTAACCAGCAAGCAACTTCTGATGTGAGTGACCAGCTTGCAAAAGCATATGAGTCCTATACTTCTGACAAAAATTTTGACGCAAGTGCGTTTGAGAATGTTTCCAAGGAAGACCTTATCAAAGCTTTCTTTGAAAACTCAGAAGAGGTTCCACAAGCAGAAGGTGGTGAAGGACCAGACTTGACACAAGAGCAAGTAGATGGTATGATGAACAGTGTAGGAGGTAAGGAGCAGTACCAACAGATTATGAATTGGGCTGTTCAAAACCTACCTAAATCTGACATCGAAGCCTTTGATGCAATCGTTGAGTCAGCTAATCCTTTCCAAATTAACATGGCTGTTGAAGCCATGGCAAAACGGTACACCGATGCTAACGGCCAAGAGGGTCAAACGATCCAAGGTCGTTCAGCTAAGATGACGGATTCGTACCGCAGTCAAGCAGAGATGATTCGTGATATGAATGATCCACGTTATGACACTGACCCAGCCTATCGTAACGATGTTATGACTAAGCTGGCAAATTCACCAAACCTACAATTCTAAAATTTAATGGCAGCTACTATCGCACTTACTCGTCCCAAGTCTATTTGGGACAAATATGTTGAGTGGGTTAGCAGCACTGAGAACCGGCTTTATGTAGGGCACTTCGGTGTCCTCATGATTCCTTGTCTACTGGCAGCAACCACTTGTTTTATCGTTGCATTCATTGCAGCACCTCCCGTTGACATCGACGGCATCCGTGAACCCGTTGCAGGGTCTCTACTCTATGGAAACAACATCATCTCAGGAGCAGTCGTACCTAGCTCCAACGCAATCGGACTACATTTCTACCCAATCTGGGACTCATTCTCACTCGACGAATGGCTATACAACGGTGGACCCTACCAGCTTGTTGTGTTCCACTTCCTTATCGGTGTCTTCGCTTACATGGGACGTGAATGGGAACTTAGTTACAGACTCGGAATGAGGCCCTGGATCTTTGTCGCATACTCCGCACCAGTGGCTGCTGCAACAGCTGTATTCCTTGTCTATCCTTTTGGACAAGGCAGTTTCTCTGACGGAATGCCGTTGGGAATCTCGGGTACCTTCAACTACATGCTGGTTTTCCAAGCAGAGCACAACATCCTTATGCACCCCTTCCACATGATGGGAGTGGCTGGTGTCTTTGGTGGTTCTCTGTTCTCTGCTATGCACGGTTCTCTTGTCACCAGTTCGCTGGTTCGCGAAACGACTGAGAATGTAAGTCAAAACCAAGGTTATAAGTTTGGACAAGAAGAAGAAACCTACAACATTGTCGCAGCTCATGGATACTTTGGCCGACTCATTTTTCAATATGCCAGCTTCAATAACTCTCGCAGTCTTCATTTCTTTCTGGCTGCTTGGCCTGTTATTGGCATTTGGTTTACTTCTTTGGGAGTAAGCACTATGGCCTTCAACCTGAATGGTTTTAACTTTAACCAATCTATTCAGGATTCACAAGGTCGCGTAATCAATACCTGGGCTGACATCTTAAATCGTCAAGGTCTGGGTATGGAAGTCATGCACGAACGTAATGCTCACAACTTTCCACTTGACTTGGCTGCTGCTGAGTCCACTCCTGTTGCACTTACCTCACCCGCTATCGGTTAATGAACGACACTCAAATCTGGCCCACTGAACCACGTATGTACATCGACGAAAACTCTGTTCCCCATAACGAGAAAGCCGAGCGCCTTAACGGGCGTTTGGCTATGCTCGGTGTCATTGCTGCGATTGGATCGTACGCAGTGACCGGTCAACTTATCCCAGGCATCTGGTGAGAAAAGAACACAAAAGTCCTAGCGGTGGTTTGACTGCCGCTGGGCGACGCTACTTTAAAAGGAAAGAAGGAGCCAACCTAAAACCTCCTGCACCTAATCCTAAAACTAAAAAAGCAAAAGGACGTAAGCGTTCCTTCTGTGCTCGTATGAGTGGAGTGAAGGGACCGATGCGTAAGAATGGTAAACCTACCAGAAAGGCACTTGCACTTCGTAAATGGAAATGCTAGATGGCAAAATCAAAAGCCGCAAAAATTAAACGCTTGGAACAGATGAAGCCTGGCTTGTACAGGAACATCCACCTTGCCCGACTCAAGGGTAAGAAACCAAAGCGCCCCGGCCAGAAAGGTCGGCCCACCGCTGCTAACTTCAAAGCAGCTGCTCGCACTGCAAAAAGCTAATGCCTAAAGTTAACGGTAAAAAATTTCCCTACACTGCAGCGGGGATGAAAGCTGCAGCTAAAGCTAAAGGAACTAAGAAATCTAATTACAACAACAAAAAGAAATGAAAAACACCCTCCTTATTATCTCTACTCTCGCCTTTGCTGCTCCCGTTGCAGCTGGTCCTTATGTAAACGTTGAAGCAAAGCAGAAATGGTCTGGTGAAGATTACAAATCTGCCACTCTTGAAACACATCTGGGCTATGAGAACAAACTTGGTGACAGCGCTACTTGGTATATCCAAGGCGGTCCTCAAGTACGTTTCCCTGATAATGCTGAGCAAGTCGGTGCTACCTCTGGTAAAACCGGTATGAAGTTCAAAGTCACTAAGCGTCTCAGCGCATACGGTGAAGTCTCTGCTGCTACCAAAGAAGGTATGGAGCTAGAGGGCCTCGGCGTTGGTACTAAGGCTGGTCTTAAGTACAAATTTTAAGTAACGTACGTTCATCCAACATGGAAGATAACATCTACGAGCTACAATTTACAGTCACCTCTTTACGGATGCTTCACAAGGCTGTCACCTTTGCCCATAAAAACTGGCCAGGTGGAGAACCAGTGGAGCAGCAATACTACGAGTATTTAAAAGATAGTCTGCAACGTGTACTCTTAGAAGAGACTTACATGCTGGACGCATAACACTCACACCATGGAACGGGGGTGTGATACTTCACAACTGGAGATTAACATGCCTAATGTTGAACTGCAAGCTCGCGTTAAAGAGCAAGTGGCTGCTAGCAAGCAAGCCAAGCTGAAGTATCGCGGCGTTGCTTACTTACTCAAAAAACATTGATTGAATTTATTATAGCCATGCCTGAGCAACAAATGCAAATCCCACCAGAGATCGCACAACATCTTCAATATAAGAACATCCTTCAAGCCCATAGGTACTTGACATCGACGCAAGTTGTGCGTGATTCGGGAGGAGCAATCCCACGCCCACTCAGCTCAGAGATGGCTTCAGGTTTGTTAGGATCAATGATTGTCGAATCCGGCAGCGCAGACCTTTCTCAACTAGATGTAGTAGAGAGAGGATCTGGTGCTGGCCGTGGTGCATTACAGTATACCGGGTGGCGGCGTCAAGCATATGATGCTGCACGTGAACGTCACCTGAATGCAGGAGGTAACCCAAACGAACTCGCTTGGCAACTCCTCTATATGGCTCAAGAGTATGCTGGTTACCATGATGAATTTGGTAACGGCAATTCATTGTCTGGATTTACCAGAGCCTTTGAACAACCTGACCGTGCTATGACACCAGAGGATGCTTCCTTTATGTTGACACGTGATTACCTCAGGCCAGCTACTGGTTCTGAGCATTATGATCGACGGGCTACTGAAGCTCGTAGAGTCCAAGACTTTATTGATCAACAAAAATCAATTCGTCAACAGGAACAATCCTCTAATTTATTTAGTGGCGGAGATTTAATTTAATAGTTGGGAGGGCACCTCAGAGTCGGACCCTCCCTTCATTGGCATCAAGCCCGTACGCGGATACCTTGCTGCCGTCTAGACGGTGGGATAGACCACAATACAAATTGAATACTTCAAGCGCTTGAAGGTAAACGTAAACCTTCTCATTAACAATATCAATGGCTGATATGAATTTTGGGTCGTTTGGCGGTACCCATGATGGATCGCTGACGACTACGTACCCTGCTGGTGTACAAACTATTTCTGATAAGTACGCAACTTATCTGAAACTATTTAGCGGTGAGCTGTTTAAAGCTTACCAGAACCAAACGATCGCACGCGACACTGTTATGCGTCGCACCCTGAAGAACGGCAAATCAATGCAGTTCATCTTCACGGGCGGTCTCGAAAGTTACTACCATGAGCCTGGTAAGCCCATCCTTGGTGCTACCACTGAAGGCGGTTCTACCTCCAACAAACTGGCCGTGGCAGAAAAGACGATCATCATGGATGACCTGCTGGTCGCTTCTACTTTCGTTTATGATCTTGACGAAGTTCTTGCTCATTATGATTTGCGCGGAGAAATCGCCCGTAAATTGGGCTATGCTCTCGCCAATAAATATGACTCGAACATCTTCCGTGCTATCGCCCGCGCTGCTCGCCAGCCTGGCAACGTTGCTGCTTCTACTGGCACCAATGTTAACTGTGGCACCGAGATTGAGATTGGCTTCGCTGCTCGCGCTGGTCAATCTACCCACGCTGACAAGTTGGTCGAAGGTTTCTTCCGCGCTGCTCAGCGTATGGATGAGACTAACGTGCCTGCTGACGGACGTGTGGCTGTTATGTCGCCATCCAGTTATTATCAATTGCTCCGCACCGTTGACAGCAATGACCTGATCAACCGTGATGAGATTGGTGATTCCCTGCAAAGCGGCAAAGGTGTGTACAGCATTGCTGGTATTCGTATTTTGAAAACCAACAACATGCCTAACACTTTTGATGCAGCAGTGAGCGGTGAGAACAACACCTATGGTGGTTCCTCCGGCGCAGATGCTGACAACCGTTCTCTGCAAGCTCTGATCTACAACCGCGATGCTGTGGGTGTGGTCGAAGCTATCGGTCCTGAAGTTCAAACCACTAACGGTGACGTGAGTGTCATGTATCAGGGTGACCTGATCGTGTCCCGTCTCGCTATGGGTTGCTCTGACCTGAACTGTGCTGGCGCTATCTCCCTGACTGCAGGTGGACGCACTGGTACTCAAGGTACTCCTGGTACTATCTCGGCTTCCTCCGAGCTTGCCGCACGTACCGGTTCTACTTCTCAAAACGAAGTTATCGACATCGCTTGATAATTTTTTTGTTTTACTCATTGGGAGTCTCCTTAACCGGGGGCTCCCTTTTTTTATATCTATACGACATGCCTAATCCTAATAAAGCAGTGTCCACCGAACTGGATGCAGTTAATCAAATACTAAGTGCTGTGGGACAGGCCCCTGTCACCACTTTGGATCTACAAAACCCAGAAGTGTATACAGTCTTGCAGACTCTAAGAGATGTAAGCAGAGAAGTACAATCAGAAGGGTGGTACTTCAATACAGAACATGATGTAGAATTTACACCCAACAGCTCTGAAGAGATTCCTGTTGCAGATGATATTCTACAGATTGATGCTAACAGAGAAGCCCATCTAGATAACTTTGCTATTATTGTAAAAGATGGTAAGCTCTATGACAAGTACCACCACAAGCACGACAATAGAGATGCCTTTAAATTTCCGGCAACAATCCTTGGTACTGGCGATCACCTCCACTGTGATGTTGTCTATTTCTACCAGTTTAATAATTTACCATACGCTTTCCAAGCACACGTCATTGCTAAATCTGCCCGTAAAGTCGCAACTAAATTGGTTGGTAACTCCGATCTAATTAGGATACTTGCGATTGACGAGGAGCAAACCAAAGCTGCTTTGATGGAATATGAAACCCGCCAGGGTGACTATTCTATGTTTGGTTGGAATGATAATGGAAATTACTACAGCAGCTACCAACCGTTTAAAGCACTTGCACGATGACGACATTAACCCAGAAGATACCGAACCTGTTGCGTGGCATTAGCCAGCAACCAGATGTTAAAAAATTTCCCGGAGAAGTACGTGACTGCGTGAACGCATTTCCCGAGTATGCTCTGGGTTTGATGAAACGCCCTGGAGCAAAGCTAGAAGCCCCTCTAAGGCGTGCTGCTACCCCAGGTGGTAGTCTGGCCGTACCGGCTGGTCAAAGCGCCGTAACGAGGTACTACGGAGCCACAGAGAAGTGGTTTAATATTAACATTGATGGTGTACCATACGTTGGACAGATCAATGATTTTTCTTACTCTAATAATGCTGCCACTGATAAACATTGGTTGAGCATTAACATGTGGTTTAAAGACAGCGGTGTTCCACGTGCTGTCAACTTAGACAATTACATGCAAAGTAGTTACATCAGTAGCGGTGCATGGAATACATTACAAGGCCACATTGATAACGAAGTCGCAGATCTTAACGCAAAAATTACTGGACTTACTACATTCCAAACAGCACAGAAAGCTTATTATACTGAGTATCAGAAAACTGAAGATCAGCTGACTGACCTATTTGCTATTGATACTACATACACCAACGGTAATGTTAAACAGTTTGTTAACTCTGCTGTATTGGTAGATGCTGCTGGTAACGAGGATTACATCCGAGCCGGTAACACAATGACTGGTACCCTCTATACTACTGACACTACAGTAGGAGATGTTATCTTTAAAACTGGTGAGTTTCGTGAAGGTAGTGATGCAGCTATTGCTTATAAAAAGGGTGTAGAAAAAACATCCGAGTATCCTATATTGATGGATGCTTTTCCGACTGGATACGAACTGTATGAGCTGCTCAAGGTTGACAAAGCTACTGACGAAGATGAAGCTGACCTAGGTGGTACTCCTACAACTACTTACAACACTGCACAAACAGCATACGATACTTTAGTTACAACATACAACACAGAAGTAACAGATACTGATAACAACTACCCAACCTTTAATACTACCATCCAACCTATTAACGGCACTGATAATTACTTCAGGGATGACACTAGCTCTGTTTCAGGTGCCAAGGTTGACCTTTCTGAAGTAAAAATATTTCAATTTCAAGATACTGTATTTGTTCTTAATCCTAAGAAAGCTGTACAGTACACTAGTGCTACTACCACTGCTGAGGATTTTACAGAAGGTTTTGTATTTTTTAAAGTTCTCAGTGACGGTGATTTTACAGTTAGTATTACTTTGCTTCTGGCAGATGGTAGTGGTAACGTAGATACCTCATTTGGTAGTAGTGGTACGATTACTGGAACAGCTACACATAGTTCAAGTAATAACACAGTTGCTGAACTTCGTACTTTACTTAATACATCATTTACAAGTGCCTATTCAGACTTTGGTACAAACTTTGATTTTGAGCAATCTGGTAATGGTATTTACATTAAAACCAAAGGTGCTCTAAATACTCGTGAGTTTGAACTGACTGTTTCTGGTCCTACTGATAATTCTATCAGCACATTGCGTCATGATGTAAACCGTGTATCAGATCTACCTTTACAACTTCGTAACAACTACAAAGTAAAAGTTATTAACAGCCTTGATGTCAATGCTGATGATATGTACCTTGTATTTGAAACAGAAGATGGTAACGATTACAGTACCGGTACTTGGGTAGAAACCAATGGATTTGGTCTTAAAACTGTTCTTGATAAAAACACACTACCACACGCATTGACTGTAAACGCTAACGGTAGTTTCTCCTTTGGTCCTTGGACTGGATGGGAGGACCGTTTAGTAGGTGATGAGGTTACTAACCCTACACCTAGTTTTGTAACACTTTCTGGTGGCGTTAACAAGTACATCAAGGACATGTTTGTCTACCGTAACCGTCTTGGATTCCTTACGGAAGATCATGTTAGCTTGAGTCGTGCTGGTGAGTTCTTCAATTTCTTTGTTAAATCTGCTGTAGCTTCTGGTGATGATGACCCCATTGACATCTCTGTATCTGACAGTGACAGCCCAAGTCTAAATTATGTAAGCCAAGAAACTGCTGGTCTGCTGTTGTACGGTAAGACTGGTCAATACCTACTGGCTACTGACTCTGACATCCTATCTCCTACTACTGCTAAAATTAACAAGGTAGCAGGTTTTGAAGCAGATATAGGGAACCCAGCTATTAGCCTTGGCTCTACTACTGCTTTTGTATCTAAAACACAGAGCACTACTAAGCTCTTTGAACTACTAAAAGTAAATGCACTTGAACCCCCACAAAGTGTAGAACAGACACGGACAGTTCCAGAACTGGTACCTACTACTGTAAACTCTATTGTAGGTTCACCTGACGTTGGACTTGTTTCGTTTGGTACCATTGGTGAAACAACTTTGTTCCACTTTAGTTACCTTCGTATGGGAGGACAAGAGCTTAGCCGATCTTGGTATAAATGGGAACTACCTGGAACTCTATTGCATCAATTCTTTGACGGTAACGAGTTCCATTGTATCGTTAAAACAAACCAAAGCCAAACAGCTGTTGTGTCGTTTGATGTAGCACAAAGTTCTACAGATGGTGTGTTAACACTAGAGAGTGGTAAGAAAACTGACCTTGTGTTAGATTTGTATGATGACAAACCATTCTTTATCTACCGTGGTATTGTTAGCGGCACGTTTGAAAACAAAACTAGAGTCTTCCTACCGCTAAATAAACTTAGCGATAAGAAGTTAGTGATTGTGATGTATAGCAATCGGTCACAGGTATTCGACGAGGATACTGTTACACTGACTGAGGGTACAGATGCAACACACGGTAGGTATGTAGAAGTAGATGGTGACTGGCGTGGTTCTGATGTGTTTATTGGTTATAAATATAACATGTCTGTAGAACTGCCACGTATCTACTACAAACAAGCACGTCAAGAACAAGTTGACGCTGATGTAGAAGCAGAATTGATAATTCATAAACTTAAAGTAAAAACTGGACTTACAGGTCCGATTGACTATAAAATTAATATTATTGGTATCCCCGTAAGGACCAGTACGTTAACTGTCACACCTGTTGGTCAATACAATCTTAACAGTGTGAACATGACAGAAAGTGCTGTACACCACGTACCGGTGTATCAACGGAACCATAACACAACTATTACTATTGAAAGTAATACAGCATTCCCAGCGACCGTAGAGTCTATTAACTGGGAAGGTCGATACGCTACTAATTACTATAGGAGGGCGTAATGTATTCTGGACCATTTGCCAAAGGAGCTGCTGATATAGGAGGATCATTTGGTATTAAAGCATTAACAGGAGCTGGTGCAGCTGGTGGCTTAGGAGCAACGCTTGCAACCGGTGGCATTTCTATGGCACTGACCGCTGCTCCTAAACTTTTAGAAGGTTTATTTGCTAACGACAAAGCAAACAGACAACGTGCTTCTCAACGTAAACAAGCACGCATGGCTCATCGGTTTAAAGCCGAACAGCTAAAAGCATCTTATCAAAACCAATACAATAAAACAGACGCATACAACAGAGGACTCGTTGCTCAACACAATTCAAGAGTCGAAAGGTATGACGCTAATATTGCACTGTTACAAAAAGAAGAAGCATTTGCTTACGAAGCGGCTCAACTAAACGCTGGTGCAGAAGTTGCAAGTTTCATGGAAGATAACCTTGATCTAATGAAAGGTTTCATCCAAGGTGGAGGACAACTTGCTGCAGCCGGTATTACAAGTGGGTCAGCTCAATTAACGCAAATGAAGAACTATCTTGGCGGTTATCTCAGTGCAACAAGTAGAAGGCAAGGTGCAGCTGCAGGAGCTATTGGAAGTATCCTAAGGGATATTGACAAACTGGATATGCAAGGTAACGCTAAACGTGATGCCATGTATGCACAAGTAAAAAACAAACCAATACTAATGGATTACCCAACTATGCCTGCAATCCCAGCATACGAAACACCTGACAATCTCAAGTCACAAAGCTTTGGCTTTGACGATATGGGACCAACCCTGCTTGAAGGTGGTATTGCTGGATTTATGGAAGTTGGTGGTATGGATTGGATTAAAGGTATGTTTACATAAACAACAGGCTTTCATGAATGGCTATTCAAAAAACTATTTTCGGGGCTAAGGCTCCGTTTAAGAAAGAAAAATTTGATGGCACTTTGAAGCTGCAACAGATGCCGGATACGTCCGCGCAAGCTGCTCAAGCTGCCAAACAAGAAATGCAAGCGTTAGAAGCACAGTACACTTTAGATCGTGCTGCTGCTAAAATGGAAAACGATCAAGCTATTACTGTTCAAAAAGGTAAAGATCTAGCTGATACATTTTTGTCTAAGTTGGCACCTTTTTCGTCATCTCTCAACGCTATGATCGAGCAGGGTCAAGAAGCTTTTGAAAACTTCCGTACCCAACAAGCAAAAGATGAAGCTGGTCGTCAAGTACGCCTTGCTGAAATAGATGGTGGTATTGAGGCAATGGAGGAGAATTTCTCCAAACCCATTATCAAATCACTAGAGAACAACCCAGAGGCTTCTGCTAACCTAGTAAGTAATTTATTCTCTTACGATCTTGGCATGAAGCGGCGTGTTGCTTCTGCTAAAGCTGACCTGCTTGCTAAAAAATACAAGTCTGGTTTTACTGATTTCCAGAACAGTGGATTTAAAATCACCGTACCGGACGCTACAAGCCCCGAGGGGGTGCGTGAATTAGACGTTGGTAGCGTCACACGTCCAGAGGAAATTAACGCTGTTCTGAGGGCATATGACGTGCAGATGGAGCGGTTGTTTGCTAATGACCCTCCTGAGATTGTTCAAGAGTTTAGGGACACTGTTCGTAAAGATCGTATAAAGTTAAAAACTCAATTAACTAAAAATGTTAATGCAGTACAAAGCTCTCATGTAGAAGCTCAATCTATTATGGCTTTCCGTGGTGGTGCTGATTTCGCATTGACATTGGACCGGCTTGCACAGAACAACAAAGCAAACGGAGATCCTGGTAAAGCAGGTTACCCTAAAGCTTTGGATATTATGACAAAGCATATTAAGCAGGGTATTACAGCTGGTGATTATACACTAACTAACCTGCTAGAATGGGGTCGTCAGTCTGCTGGTGAGGGTCTTCCCAGTAATGCTGAATACCGTAGCACTATGTTTACGGAACTTAAAAACCACATCAATGGTGCCAACGAAAAGTTTGTAACTAGCAAAGAGAAAACTGCAAAGCAAAACATTAAAATTATAGAACAGCAGGTTGCAAGGCAGGTGTTTGTAGAAGGTCAGATTCCTGACAAAGCTACAATTCAACAATTTAGAGATAAAATAAGACTAGAAGATCCTACTCACACTTCTAAATTACTAGACGATATTGAAAATGGTCGTAGTGTAGAATCTATTCATCGAGACACACTGCAGGAGCACTTTGACAATGTAATTATTCGCCAAGGTTTGTACATTCCAGAGGGTACGTTACAAGCTCGTTTGATTAATTTTGAAGGGTTGTATGACCGATACCGCGAAGCTAATGCACGTAACGGTAAACTGTTTACAGATCCAAACGTTAAACAAAAAAATGATGAGTTGAAAGCTTTCTTGTTCTCTAATGCAGCTACTCCTGGTGGAACTGCTGGTCAAATCAACGGTGGTGATCTAAAATACGATGTAAATGGTAAAGCTGCTAGTGTTTCTGCTATTCGTGTACCAGCTCTTGTACAAAAAGACTACGAAAGGCGTCTTGGTTTGCGTATGGCAAACGGTGAAGAGATGACTCAAGAAGTGTTGTTACAAGAATTTGAAGCAACCAAAGCTTGGTTTAGAGGAGAACGTGCTAACCCACAGAGTCAGCTATTCTATGACAAAGGTAACTACGTTAACATTAACCGTTATGCAACTGTAAACCCAGCCGGTAAGTCTGTACTTCTGTCATCTGCAGAGATTGAAAAATTAAGTGTACAGAGTGGTGAACGTCTGCGTAATTTTCAACAACAAGCGATTGCTAAGTACGGTCAGAACGGTACTGCTTACGCTCGTGCCTTTAAAGATGCTGAGCTGTTGCAAGGTTTAATTACTGTACAAGAAGCTGAAGAAGCTTACGAACTAGCGTTTGCTGGTAAACCACTGCCTCAACGATTTAAATATTTAACTCAATGGGTAACTGGTGGTAACCCACTACAGCTGGCTAGAACGGCTGTTAAAACTCTTACTGGAAAGGATCTTGTATTTAACAATTTGCTAGACAATCCTACAATGCAGGAGACGTTTGATGAAGATCAATTCTACCGAGCTATTGATGCTAAGATGCAAAACACCACTGGTGCTGCACAGCGTAGAGCTGCACAACAGATGGCTTTAGCAACTCCTCGTTTTAACACAACTCCTGGAAATACTGGAAACCAACAAGCTGATGCACAACAAGGAACTGGTTTCTCTGCTGATACTACTGGCACTGCAAGCAATGCTGGACTCCTTGAATTAATTACAGATCCAGCTGCTCAAAACCAAGAGTTTTTTATGCAAGAAGTTGGAAAAGCCATTAGTAAATATGGTCGAGAAGAAGCACAACGACGCTTTAGGTTGTTGGGTGAACAGCAAAACATTGATTGGTTAAAAAACTTTACGATTGAATAATGACTTACACAACATTTGAAGAGGATAGTTTTGAACCAACTATGCCTATTGTAGGTGTTCAGTCGGAAGAGCTTGTTGAACCTCAGACCGCTGTTACACCTGATGCAAACGCACCTACAGAGGGTGCAGAAGTTGTCCCACCTGAACCACAGCAGGAACAACCACAACAAGGGTTTGACCCTACAGCGCCTGGTTCTGGTGCTGGCTTTATCTATGGTAGCGGTGATCCAAACGAAAGCCTTCTAGAGGGTCTGGGTAGCTATGGTGGAGATATTAAAGACATGGCTAGCGCTGGTGCTGTCGGTCTTTATGATTTTGTCCAACAGTTTACTGAATGGGCTGCTCCTGAAGTTGGCAGTTTAATGCCAGACATCCCTGAATACCAACACCAAGGAGCCCAGCTGTGGCGTAACCTATGGTCCTTTATTGGTCCTACCGGTTTTACTAGCAGCATCCTGAAGCAGCTTGGTACTCGTGGTCAGATGCTTACCGGAGCAATAGCTGGCAGCAGCCTACGTGGTGCAACCCCTAAAGCAGCTGAACTGTTAAATAAACTCGGTAGAGATAAACTATTTAGTCTTATAGCAAAATCTGGCATCCCTGTTGGTGCTGGTGTGTTTGTAGACTCTATTAACGATCTTAATGCAGAGGGTGAAAACCTAGCAAGTCTTGTTAGAAACAAGGTAGATGACAACTGGAAATGGCTTATTCCCGACAATATAGCCGTACTGCCTACTGATGGAGCGGATGATATTCGTAGAAAACAGATATTGGAAGGTGTTTACTTGTCAGTGCTTGGTGAATTTATGCCAATTTTTAGCACTTTCATGAAGAACAAGCGTAACTTTAACGATACACTTGAGGTACTTGCTAAAGATGCTAAGGCTATAGATTATCAAAAACAGCTTGACGAAGCTGCTAATAAAGAGCTTATTGCTAATGAAACATTAGAAGATCTAGCAAAAGCTGAGGGTCGGAATGATGATGTATATGAAGCAGTAGATGTTGCTTCTGCTAAATACGCACGTTCTATGCTTCGTCGTACGGAACAAATGGAAGAAGTTTCTAGACTAGCAGATGACATTAATCCTGCAATGGATGAACCGTTGATGCTAAGAAACTCTGATCAGTTTGACGCTGCAGAGGAAAGCATCATTACCGTTGGTCCTGACGCTACTCGTGGGGCTATGCGTGACAACGCTGAGATTCTCAATAACTCTAACAGTTATTATGGTCGTGTTCGTAACATGGTCAGTGAAGCTGGACGTAACTTCGGTCTGAAAGCTGAAGAACTTACTCGTCGTACTCTTGTCAATATGATTAAAGACGAGATGGTTGCTGCTGGTAAGTTTGACGTTAATCGAGATCTAGGTGGTGTTAAGTCAACTATGACTTACAAGCAAATGGATGCAGCAGGTACTGACCTTATGGAGTATCTGATTGATCCTGTTGCGGATAAAGGATTTATGACCGGTCTTCTATCTGAATTTACTGAAATTAAAAACGGTATTACTAACCTTAACGATGTAGGACTTAACGCTGTCTCCAAAGCTATTGATTTTTGGAAAGACGAGTATTTTGATCTGGATAAGATGAAAGCCAGTGCCCTACTGCAAACATCATTTGCTGGTCAGGTTGCTGACATTGCTGAAGGTGCTCGCCGTTTCCCTGAAGAAGCTGTTATTCGACACGCAAGGGATGAAATCCTTGAACGTCTAGAGTTTTTAAGTGTTGAACAAGCTATTGGTAAACATCTCCGTGGTCAAGCACTTAACTTTGTTAACAGGTGGAAGCGTGTATGGAAAAGTGTACGTAAGAATCCTAAGCAATACCGTGAGTATTTACAGAAAGAAGCTGAAGAGCTGGGTATTTCCGCAGCAGCTCAAGCTAAAAATAGCGTTGCTGAAACTAAACGTTTCTTTGCAGAACTTCGCCAACTAGCCGACAGGCACCCTGAGTTTGTTAAAACATTTATTCAGGTAAACGAAATCTCTGACGGTAACGTACATACAATCATGGGTCTTGTAGATTATTGGAAGAACAATTACGGTACATTCAGTAAGATGTTCTACGATAATAACCCTAACACTCCTTCTGTTATCGTTAACGGGATGCAGGGTAACTACTTTAACTCTATGTTGTCTGCACCTGATACAGCTAACAACGCTGGTTTGTCTAACGCAGTACAACTTATCCAAAAACCACTAACTACATTGAGTGGTGCAATTGTTCGTAAAGATTGGGAAGGTGTTCGTAGAGGTTGGTATGCTTACAACGCTGTTTGGGAAACTACTAGACTAGCGTCTGGTCATGCTGCTATGCTGCTACGTAAGTTCTGGGATAACCCGACACAAGTTCCCTATGCAATGCGCGAAAACATTGCACTTAAAAATGCTCAAAACAGAGAAGCTGCTGAAAGCTTTGCTGAAGCAGGCGAGCAAATGGGTAACTACGGTGGTCGTTACATGGCTAACTTGCAACAGCAGATTGAAGACATGGTTCTTCATCCTATTGCACGTGGCGCTGTAAACGCAATGGGTGTATACGATGGTTTTACTCGTGCCTTCACAGCTAACGGTCTGGCACGTTTTAAAGCGTATGACGAAGCAGTACAGATGGGCGATTTCCGTCCAGAGGTAATGCAAAAAGCTCGTGTCAAGCATTTGGAATCAATGAAAAAAGATGGGTACTTTGTTGACCCAGAGGTTGATTTCCAAACTCGTGAGATGGCAATGAACTTGGATCACCCAATTACTGAAGCCGTTGACGGTCTAATCAGGCAAGTTCCCGCATTGCGGATGTTTATGCCATTCCCTCGTATCTACACTAACATCCTAAGTACAGCTTGGAACAACTCTATTCTTTCTGCATTTGCTGGAGACTACAGGGATATTGTTGGACTTAAACCTAACTATGTGCATAGTCGAGATGAGATTGAAGCTATCTTTAAAAAGCGTGGTAAGGCTATTCCTACTGCTCCTGGTGAAATGGAGCGTCAATTTAAAGATATGCAGAACGAGATTACTGGTCGCGTAGCATTTACAAGTCTTGTAATGAGCGCATTGACTGGTTACATTTGGAGTGATAATTGCCACGGTGATGGTCACAGAGATCCAGCAGTACAACGTGTTCGTGATAAAGCTGGTTGGGAACGTAGAGCTTGCCGTTCACCTGTTGATGGTAAATGGTATAGTTATGAAGCACTTGGTCCTCAGTACGCTGAATGGATTGCATTTGTTTCTAACGTTGCTGACTCGTTTGATGATCTTGGTACTGCAAAAACAGAAGAACTGTTGCAAAAAGCTCACTTTGTGTTAGCAGCTTCACTGACTCAAGCTAACTTTGCTGTTGGTCTTGAACCACTTCTTAGGTTTTTCCAAGGCAAACCGCAAGATATGGCACGATTTAGTGCTCAAACTACTAACGCTATGATCCCACTGTCGGGTTTACGTAGTGATTTCTTTAGAATGCTGTCTGAAGGTACACGTGAAATCAACAACACCTTTATGGAAAGTATGATGAACCGTAACCGCTGGACAGAAATGTTTGGCAGTTCGTTGCCTGTTCAACGCAGTCACATTGATGGCAGGGTTATTGGAAAATCTGGCAGTATGTTCCATCGTATGTTTAATTTCCTATCTCCAATCAAAGCATCTGACGATATTAGTCCAGAGGAGCAATTCCTACTTGACATTCAATACGACAGTGTTCCTAATCTTCTTCGCTCTACCAACGGTGTTGAGTATACAACAGACGAAAGGTCTGAGCTAGGCACTATTATGGGTGAACAACTATACTACCGTGATCAGATTCGAGCAGCTATGAAGATGGCTAAGGATAACGACTGGTTAAATAAACTACGTCGTGCTCGTATGCCACTTGCTCCAGACTATCAAGGTGGTATGCAACCACTAGGTTACTACAAAGAAGATCTAGATAAGCGTGAGTTCTTTGATCTCTATAATTTCCTAGATGAGCATCTTGAAATCGCTAAGAAAAAAGCTGAAGGAGAGATGACTAATCGTGCTAGATTCCTCGTAGAGGGTCAACAAGCTGACATTAACAAGGACCGCACGCGGTTTGGACAAATGCCTATCTTACGTAATAAATAAACTATGTCACTTACATACACAAAAGAACACACAACTACTGGTTATTCCTCAGGTGACGTAGACATTCAGTTTACGTTTGATTACCTTGATGATGGAGACATTAAAGTTTATCAGACAGACACGTCTGGTACTCCACTTGTCCTTGGAACCGACTGGCAATTTAAAAACAAAAAAGAAGTCACCCTGCTAGCTGCTAGCTCAAATTATACACTTGCAGCTGATCAAAAATATCTTGTGCAACGGGAAACAGAGGTTAATAATGCGTCTGTTACCTACGCTCCTGGTTCTTCTATTCGTGCGGAAGACTTAAATAACAACCAACTACAAGCACTGTATGCTGCACAAGAGCGTGAAGAACGTTCAGTGCCTAGCACAGGCGGTACTGTTACTGGTAACGTTAATATTGAAGCAGCTAGTATTATCTTTGAAGGTGCTACACCTAATGCACATGAAACTACTGTAACCGCCAAAGATCCTACGGGAGATGCGACCATTACGGTACCAAACCTTACTGGTCATATCGCTCTCTTTGCAGTTGATCCTGGATCTACAACAATCTCCTCAACACCAGCAGAGTT